ATCACTACAAAATATTATGGATAAACTTACCGATTGCTATTATAGACATGGCTTTACCGGTACACTTAAATCTTCTGAAAGTAAAACACACCGTCTTGTTCTTGAGGGTTGTTTTGGCGAAGTTAAAAGATTTGTAAGTACTAAAGATTTGATGGATGATGGCACCGTTGCAGATTTTAATGTTAAAGCAATCGTATTAAATTACTCGCCCGAAACGAAAAAAGATTTTAGACAGGCGCTAAAACAAGTAAAGGATACTTCAAGAAAATATCCTGCTGAGCGCGAATTCATTATTAATAATCATAAAAGAAATATTTTTATTCGTAATTTGTTATGGTCTCTAAAAGATCAAAATAATCTTATTCTTTTTGACCTCGTTGAAAAACATGGTAAAGTATTAGAGCCACTCCTTCGGAGAGACGATCGTCAACTTCATTTTATCTATGGTGGAGTTAAAGGCGACGAAAGAGAACGTATTCGTAATTTAGTTGAAAACGATCCAGTTAAACAACACGATATTCTTGCGTCTTATGGCGTATTCTCAACAGGTGTAAACTTAAAACGATTGGATAACGTTATCTTTGCGTCAGGATCTAAATCTGAAATTAAAGTACTTCAGTCAATTGGTCGTACATTGCGAAAAGGAAATGGATCTGATAAAGCTTGTCTTTATGATATCGCCGACGACCTTTCGGCAGGATCGTTTGAAAATTATACTCTTCGCCATTTTAAGAAACGAATCGAAATGTATGGGACTGAACAATTTCCATTCCGTATCTACAATATCAATATTTAATATTTTATAGCGGATAATCCGATTATATCCAGTACCAAAAGAATGTCAACCATAAAAATGACCAAATACTAAAAAAAATTTAGTTGACATTTCATTTACCGTTTGATAGTATAGTAAAGAAATAATAGAAGGAGGATAGTCCAATGGCAAAACCTCGCAAGCGCAATTACGTAAATAATAAAGACCTTTTAGAAGCTCTAATTAAATACCAAAAAGACTGTGATGAAGCAGAAAATGCTGGTGAAGAAAAACCAAGAGTTCCTGATTATATAGGTAAATGTATATATCAAATTGCAACGCGATTAGCCACCAAGCCAAACTTTAGTGGTTATTCATATAAAGAAGATATGATTAGTGACGGTATAGAAAACTGTCTACAATATATTAATAATTTTAATCCAGAAAAATCGCAAAACCCATTTGCTTACTTTACTCAAATTATTTGGTACGCGTTTTTACGCCGTATTCAAAAAGAAAAGAAACAAATGTATATTCGCTTTAAATCTTCTCAGAGCATGGTTGCTTCCGGAGATACATATTCTGGTGATGAGGTTCAACTTAATCTTACCACGAATGCAGATTATATGAATTCGTTTGTTGCAGACTTTGAAGAAAAATTAGCAAAAGACAAGGCTAAGAAAAAGTAATGCGTAAGAAAACGTGTGAATCAATTTTTTGCAATAACAAATGTAATCCAAAATACAGATACTGCTACCACTGTGCAAAGAAAAAAGGTTTGATAGGTGGAGGCGGTGGATCTAGTGGTTTATTTTGGATTATTGTAATTTTGTTTTTAATTTGGATTATATAATGAAAATAGCTATTATTACTGATATGCATCTAGGAGTCCGCGGTGACTCCAAAATCTTTTTAGACAGTCAAGAAAAATTCTTTAGCGAAGTATTTTTTCCTTATATTGATGAACACGGTATTAAAACTGTTCTTGATCTTGGAGATACTTTTGACCGTCGCAAATACGTAAATTATGTTACTCTTGCTCGTGCAAAGAAAATGTTCTTTGATGAATTACAAAAACGCAACATCGAATATCATGCTATCGTAGGTAACCATTCCGTATATTATACAAATACGAATGAAGTTAACTCAATGAACCTTTTACTTCAAGAGTATGATAACTTCCACATTTATCAAAACGAACCAAAAAATTTGACATTTGGCTCTACCGATGTTATAATGGTTCCATGGATTACAAAAGATAACAGTGAAGCTTCTCTTCAAGAAATCAGAAACTCACGAGCTCATATTTGTATGGGACACTTTTCCATTCAAGGTTTTGAAATGCTGAAAGGAGCAATATGTGATCATGGTTTAACAAAAGAACTGTTTTCTCATTTTGAGCAAGTTTATTCTGGCCACTTTCACCACCCTTCGGAATATGGTAACATTAATTACCTGGGTGCTCCTTATGAAATGACTTGGTCTGATTATGACGGTAAGCGTGGTTTTCGAGTTCTTGATACGGAAACTCGTGAATTGGAGTGGATCTTAAATCCAATTAAAATGTATCATAAAATTGAATACGACGATACTGATATGACTATTGATGATATCGCTAATTTGAATACTGATAGCATTGAAAACTCTTACATTAAGGTAATTGTTAAAAACAGAACCAATCCGTATGTATATGATCTTTTTGTAAATAAACTTACAGACTCAGGTGCTGCTGATGTAAAATCAGTTGAAGATTCATTAAATCTTGAAGAAGCTGGTGTTGATGAAATCCTAGATGAAACAAAAGATACTAAAGAAATCTTGCATAGTTATATTGAGTCATTAGAAACAAAAGTTAGTAAAACAGATATTAAAACTGTGATTGATGAATTATATATTGAGGCGCAACAACTTTCATGAAAATACAATTTAAAGAAGTACGTTATAAAAATCTGCTTTCATCAGGTAATTCTTGGACTGTAATCCAACTTAATAAAAGCAGAACTACTTTGATTAGTGGTACGAACGGTAGTGGTAAATCTACTTTATTGGATGCTATTGTGTTTGCTCTTTACGGAAAGGCATTTCGCAAAATCAATAAAAACCAACTTATCAATAGTATTAACGGCCGCGAAACATTAGTTGAAATTGCATTTCAAATTGGTAAAAATAATTTTCTTGTTCGCCGAGGTATTAAGCCGGTTGTTTTTGAGATTTGGAAAAATGGCGAATTAATTAATCAAGATGCAGCAGCTCGTGATTATCAGGCATACCTTGAACAAAACATTTTGAATTTGAATTATAAATCATTTGGCCAAATTGTTATTTTGGGTAGTGCAACGTATGTTCCTTTTATGGAATTGCCTGCACATACGCGCCGTGATATTATTGAAGACCTTCTTGATATTCAGGTATTCAGTACAATGAATACACTTCTTAAGGATCGTGTAAGTTCAAACAAAGACTCTATTTTAGATAATAGTTATCATATTGATATTACAAAATCAAAGATTGAAGACGCCAAGGATCATAACGCTTCTATTCGTAAAATTCGTGAAGACGAAGTAAACAAAATCCGTGAAAAAATGTCTGAACACATTTCAAAGATTGAAGAAGAAAAAGAAGCAATCGAACAAATTCAAACTAATATCGAAGAACTGATTAAAACCATTGAAGACAAAGCATCAATTAAAAACAAAATTGAAAAAGCAAAAAGTCTTCGCCGTGATTTAGAGTCTGCTCTTCGTAATTATAATAAGGAACTCAATTTCTATCATGACCATGATAATTGTCCTACTTGCAAACAAGGCATTGACCACGATTTCAAAGAAAACATTGTTAGCGAAAAAAGTACTAAAGTAACAGATATTGAAAATGGTTTATCCGAGTTGGCTGAAAAAACTAAAACATACGAAGAACGTATGGAAGAAATTTCAAAAGTTGAAGATCAAATCGCAGATATGAATTTGACTATTGGAGATCACCGTGCAACTATTAAAGTTTCAAAGAACGCATTGGTTTCTTATAAAAATGAATTAACGAAAGCCGAAGAAGAAGTAGAAGCGGTTGATGATTCTAAATTACAAGAACTCGCCGATAAACTACAAACAGCAGAGCAATCTCAAACAGAGTTACATAATCAAAAAGAAGTATTGAGCGTAGTCCAAACTATGTTACGCGATGGCGGTATTAAATCAAAAATCATTCGTCAATATATTCCTGTAATGAATAAACTGATTAACAAATACCTCGGTGCATTTGATTTATTTGTTGATTTTCAACTTGACGAAAACTTTAACGAAGTAATTAAATCTCGTTTCCGTGACGCGTTTTCTTATGCTTCGTTTTCAGAAGGTGAAAAGCTACGCATCACATTGTCTATTATGCTAGCATGGCGTTCTGTAGCAAAATTGCGTAACTCCGTTGCTACTAATCTTTTATTGCTTGACGAAACATTAGACGGCGCATTAGATACAGTTGGTATTGAAAGCTTAATTGATACTTTGCACAATCTTAATGCGGACGATAATATTTTCGTTATTTCACATCGCGGCCATCAGTTTGGAGATAAGTTTGATTCTCATATTCGTTTCCAAAAAGTCAAAAACTTTTCGGAGATTACAGCTTGAAAACTTTAAATTACCAAATGTCGGTTGACGGTTTAAATGACTTAAAAACTTTAGAAACGATGTTTCATGAATTTTTTGTTCGTGAAACTTATGATTGGTGGCGAAAGGTACAGCCTGACGATATTGTTATGGATATTGGTACTGCAGTAGGAATGTTTACATGTCATGCATTAGACCAAGGTGCAAAAAGAGTATACGGCATAGAACCAAATATAAAGTTACTTGAAACGACAATGAAAAATGCAATGCCACATATTGTGAATAATCCGACTCCTTGTTTCTTTCCAATTAATTGTTTTATTGGCAGTGAAGAAGGCCATGCAAGCAATCCGTTTGGTGATGTAAAAGATGATGTTCCACTCAAATCGTTTAAACAAATTATAAATGATTATGAAATAGATTATACTGACTATTTGAAAGTTGATTGCGAAGGTGGCGAATACGATATCTTTTCAGAAGAAAACTACGACTTTTTACATAATAACGTTAAGCATATTGCTATGGAAGTACACCTTGATGTTTTCCCTGAAGCACCTGAACAATTCATTAAATTTAGAGATGAATTCATATTAAAATATGATGGTAAGATTAGATACCTTAAACAAGAACATAAAGAAAAAACCTGGGATGATGAATGGATTAAATCTACATGGCCTATCGGCTGGGGCGGCAGCTGGATGATTTATTTGACAAAGGACTAAAAATGCAACATACTGTAGAAGAACTTATTAGACGAATTGATGTAATGAAAGATAAAGCTATTGAATTACACCGTGTACGTAATCAATATAGTGAATTGAGCGGAAAAAAGTATGACAAAGCACATGCTCAACACGTATTAGATCAAATTCAATCAATGGCTTACCTTATTTACATGGATCGTGAAGGTGACGAAATTAAGACAGAAATGGACGAATGGAAAAAGAGTGGTTGACATTTCCTGCTCAATAGTATATAGTGTTAAACATACAATACAAAAAGGATTATTATGTCTTCATTTTACACATCGGTCGAAAGATTTGGCAATACAATTCTTTGGCGTGGATATGACAACGGTCGTAAGTTTGAACGCAAAGTAAAGTACAAACCGACTCTTTTTCTCACAACAAACAATAAAGACTCTAAGTATCGCAGTCTTCTTGGTGGTAAACCACTTGCACCTAAAACATTCGACAGTATGAAAGATGCAAAGGAGTTTACTGAAGAATACAAAGGTGTAGCCGGATTTGATGTTTGCGGTAATACAAACTACGTATCACAATTTATCGCTGAACATTATCCTGATGATATTAAATTCGATGTTTCTAAAATTAATATCGTATCATTCGATATCGAGGTTGACATCGGTGACGGTTATGCTAATATGGATTTGGCTGACAAAGAAATTACATCTATTGCATACAAATCTTCTAAGTCTGAAACTTATCACTTGCTTGGTCGGAAAGATTATGACAAGTCTCAAACTTTGTTAGATATCGACCCTGATAATATTCAATTTATGAAGTTTGATACTGAAGCAGCTTTACTACAGCGATTTAAACAAATTTGGATTAATGATTATCCAGATATTGTTACCGGTTGGAACGTAGAATACTTTGATATTCAATATATTATTACGCGCATGAAAAACATGTTTGGCGAAGAGTGGATTAAAGATTTATCTCCATGGCGCTCTATCCGTCAAACTGGTCGTGAATTCTTTGGTAAAATGCAAAATACGTATAACATCAGTGGCATTGCAGTCATTGACTATATGGATGCATTTAAAAAGTTTGGTTATAAGTATGGTCCTCAAGAGTCTTGGAAACTTGACCATATTGCAAATGTGGTACTTGGTGAAAAGAAACTCGATTATTCTGAGTACGGTAACCTTACCGCTTTATACGAACAAAATCCTCAACTATATCTTGACTATAACCTTAAAGATACTTGGCTGATCCAACGATTTGAAGATGAAACCGGTTTGTTATCTTTGGTTATGACTGTTGCATATGGCGGTGGAGTTAACTATGGAGACGCGTTCGGTACCGTTGGAATTTGGGAAACTACTTTATATCGCCGACTAATTAAAGAAGGTCGCGTTCCACCGATTAAAGGTGGCCCAGGACAACGCGCTGGTGAATTGGTTGGCGGTTATGTTAAAGACCCTCGAGTTGGTATGCATCCTTGGGTGGTATCGTTCGATTTGAACTCTCTGTACCCACACTTGATGCTACAATATAACATGTCTCCTGAAACATACCTTGAGAATGAACGTGAATATGTATCTCAAGAAATGGTATTGAGCGGTAAGTTTCAGAGTGAACGAACAAACATGTCTGTTGCCGCTAATGGCGCTTGCTTTACAAATGAATTTAAAGGTATTATTCCTGGGATCATTGATGAATACTATGGTAATCGTAAAGTTATTAAAACTAAAATGCTTGAGGTTGAGCAAGCTCTCGAAAATGCAAAAGATCCTTCTGAAAAAGATCGTTTAAAGAGAGAAGCAAACCAGCTTCACAATTCTCAAATGGCTATCAAAATTGCCATGAACTCGTTGTATGGTGCAACTGCGAATATTTACTTCCTATATTATATTAACGATATGGCTGAAGCTATTACAACATCAGGTCAGTTGTCAATTCGTTATGCTCAGAAATCAGTCAATGAATATTTAAACAAACTTCTTAAGACTGATGGTGTTGACTATATCATTTATATTGACACCGACTCCATTTATGTTGACTTCGGTCCACTTATTACAGAAGTATTTGGGACAACCGATATTGATCGTGCCAAAGGTGAAGAATTCTTGGATAAAATTTGTGGTTCAAAAATCGAAGAAATCATTGATAAAGGTTACCAAGATCTCGCAAAACGTATGGGTGCATATCGCCAAGCAATGAGTATGAAACGCGAAAAGATTACCGATAAGTCAGTATTCATTGCCAAAAAGCGTTATATTATGAATACCCTAAACTCTGAAGGAGTTCATTACGAAACACCAAAGATATCGGTTACAGGATTGGAATCTGTTCGTTCATCTACCCCTGAAGTATGTCGTGACAAACTCAAAGATGCGTTTAAAGTTATTATGAATGATGGCGAAGAAGCAACTCAAGAATTCATTGAAAACTTTCGTCAAGAGTTTATTCGTTTACAGCCAGAAGATATTGGTCGCAACTCAGGTACTGACAATATTGGTAAGTATATGGTTAAAGGTACATACAAAAAAGGTTGCCCAATGCATGTTCGTGGTTGCATCCTTTATAACAACTTTTTGAAAGCAAAAGGTCTAGACAAACGTTACGAATCAATCGTAGGCGGTGACAAAATCAAATTCGTATATCTTAAAATGCCAAATCCAATTAAAGAAAATATTATTTCTTTCCCTGGTGCATTACCTAAAGAATTTGAGTTGACAAAGTACATTGACTATGATAAACAGTTTGAGAAGGTATTTTTGAGTCCGCTTGAGTCTATTCTTGAGGCTATTGGATGGACTGCTGAAAAAGTCAACACAATTGAAGATTTCTTTGCATAGGAGAATATTATGGATAAAGAATTGCGACTAAGTAGACTAAAGTTTTTAAAAAACAAACACAAACACCAACATAAATTAGTTGAAACATTAGAGGGCGAAAAGGCTCCTGAAGAAATGATAGCAAAAGCTAAAAAAGTTAAACTAAGTATTAAAGATGAAATTACAACATTAGAAAATGTATTAAAGGCAGAAGGAGTTAAAATTAATGTCTAGTGATTGGGTGAATGATATGTATATGATGCACAACAAATTTGGTGTGCGTGATTGGTTTGAAGCAAATAAAGACAATAAAGATTTGATGCGTAAGTATCTTACTTTCCGTCTGTTAATGTGTCAAGAAGAATTGAGCGAAACGATGGCTGCTGTTAATAATGGCGATGCTGAAGAAATCGTGGATGGTTTGATTGATCTATGTGTTTTTGCTATTGGTACACTTGACGTATTTGGTGTTGATGCTAAAGCAGCCTGGGATCAAGTATACGAAGCAAATATGGTTAAATCACCAGGTGTAAAACCAGGACGCCCAAATCCATTCGGACTTCCAGATTTGCTAAAGCCAAGCGGATGGACACCACCAACACACGAAGGTAATCACGGTGATTTTGAAAAAGCACTGGATATTATGGAACCAGTAAAGCAAGAAGGCGGCTGGTAAAATATTGTTTCATGTTACCGTTATCATTTTTAGTTAGCGGTAACAATATTACATTTCCTCTATAAATAATATTAATATTATAACAT